ACCCAAAAATAAAATAAACGATTTAAATCCCAGTTCGATTATTCTTCGTCTGAAATTTTCTCTTAACATTTCATCGTAATTACAATGTGCGTGATGATATTCCATCGCAATCGCTTTTACTTTTGACAGATTTTCATCGCTAATTCCCTTTAATGCTTGGTGTTCGGCACCTTCAATATCAATTTTTAAAAAATCTATTCTATCAACTAAACCAGAATCAAAAAGATAGTCCAATGTATATGTTCTAACAGAATATTTGTCTATATAATCATCAAAATTTCGAATGGCCGACCCCCCAAGATGATTTGATTCATATAACGTAGTTGTACCCATCGTGTCACTAACAGCGGCATTAAATAAAATTGTACGAGGATCACTATTTAATTTCAATAATTCAAAATATCTTTTATCCGGTTCAAACGATATAACTTTTTCCGCGCCTTGGTTATAAGCCCAACGAGTAAATATTCCGATATTTGCACCTAAATCAACAACAATGTCACCGTTATGTATTCGTTTTTCATTGTTAATATAATATTCTCGTTGATTATAGATTTCATGATATATCCCATAATCCCAACCATATTTTTCTGCAACATTTATTAAAGTATCCTCGACACCTTTAATTTCTCCTAGATTTTTAAGTTCATATTTGTTTGTATAAAAAAATTCCGATTGATAAAAAGACTTATCTCTTTTTAATTTAATAAAATCAATCATTTTTTCTGAAACAATTGGATCTTTATTTCCATGAAACCAAATTATATTTGTTTTATCCGGTGGTATAAATTTATATCCATATATTCTATTAAAATTTTGTGGGCCGTTTTCATTCCAAAACTTATAAAAATCATTTAACGCTTGATTTGTGTAACCATCATCACCATCATACGATGATGTGTCATATTTAGACAACGGAAGATGTTTTTTCACCCCATATTTCCATCTCAATGCATTATCAATACCCTCATCATTCCACGGAAAATATCTTGGATAATGATCGACTGGTGTTCTTTTATATACATCAATAATTTCCTCAAACCACCATTTACAATCTTTGTTATATATAAACAAACAGATATGCATTAAAGGTCTAAATGAATTAAGATTCCATGTTTTTATAAGATTTTCATTAAACAATTGACTTTTTCGTTCACCATCAATATCAGTATAATACCCAAAAAATTCTTCCTGAACATGTATATCAGAAATAGGATAATTCTCTATTGATGGAAAATATTTCTGTATTTCATCAATATTATAACTTGCAATTCCATCACCATCAATCCAAACAAAATACTCATAATTTTCTTTCAATGATTCTATACAGGCATGCTGTTTAAAATACCATTTATCATAAATCGAATGAAATGGTGGGTCAATTCTCCGTTTAATCATATTTGGATACTCAAACGGTATATCACAATTTACACTATAAACAATAATTTTATTTTTTGAAAATTCATTTATTGACTTTACTAATTTTTCAATAATTGTTAAATATTTTTCATCACCAGCAGTAACAAAAACAAATTCTTGTTGTTTTTTTTTCAATATTTCAGATGCTTGTTTTGCTACATTATCCCAATTAAATTCTTTATGTATTAATTCAGCTTCTTCCATGCTTTTAGTTTTATATTTCGAATAATTTTCATAAACATTTTTCATTTGAATTGCTAGATCATTAAAATCCGGTTCACAATATTCACCACCAACATCTTTATCTCCAATATTTGCTGGCCTTATATGTGATATTCTAACTGGTATACCTTTATTTCTTGCAAATTGAAGCTGTGCACCCCAATTTGAATATATCGATGGTGTTCCACAACTCATTGCTTCTATTAACGGTAGATTCCAACCTTCACTTCTAGCACACGACACAAAAACATCACCTTCTTGAAGATATTTTACATATTCATCCCTATTTAAAAAATCGATAAACTTTATATTTGGATAATTAATATCATATTTTTTTATTCTATCTTTTGTTGATCTTGTTTCGTCTGTAGGAAAATTATTTTCAACTGAACACACTAATTCTACATTATCATTATCTTTAAATGTTTCGCCAAATGTTCTGAATATTTCTGTTGTAGATTTTCGATAATCCCATCTACCAAAATGAATAAATCTGAATTTATCTCGTGTATTATTTATCTGTTTTGGTTTAAAAATATTTACATCAACACCTTCAGTTACTATTTTTATTTTTTTAATAGGATATCCCTGTTCGACCAATGAATCAAACTGCCATTGTGATGGTACCCACATTTCATCAAATGTTAATAATTGTTTAAAAAAGTCTTCAGGAAATCTTGTTGATTCATACACACAAAACCCAATTTTATATCCGTCATAGTTATCGAAAAAATACGGATTATTAACATCATTTAAAACTATATGAACATCTGGTTTAAAATCATTTTTATATCCATAGATAGGGAAGTCTGTTCGTGAGCCGTCGTTATTTTTTAATGTTTGTATAATTAACATATTCCTCATTTCAGAAGTAAAATACGGCTCATCATCATGGGGTTTTAAAGTAAGACCATTCCATGTTTTACCAACAGTTAAATTTCGTATTTTGACGGTATGATATTTGTTTAACGCACAAAAAAATGACCGTGAATGATTATTATAACCAGTATCACCAATAAAAGATGTGTGTGCAAGTATATTCATTACATAAAAATACGTAAAAAAAATTAATTAGTCAAACATGTATGAAATATATGTTTACTGGGAATTTTGACATGCTGTATTACAATTGTCATAACCCAAATAATTTTGGAAATTAGTATAATAATCAGGTGTTGATGTTGTTGAATTCATAATTTCCATTATTGTGTTCGAATCATACACAAAGAAAGAACCAATACTAATCTGATATGTATTTTCAATTACAGCCGTTCCTAAACTATAAGAACAGTATGGAAATTCACAATAATACATATCAACTGTGTATCTATATGTTGGTACACCTGATGGTGTTCTAGTTGGTGTTCTACTAGGTGATACACCAGGTGTTCTAGTCGGTGTTCTACTAATTGATAAACTAGGTGTTCTAGACGGTGTTCTACTAATAGAAATACTTGGTGTTCTGGTTGGTGTTCTAGATAATGATGGTGTAGGTGATACGCTTCCACAATTTAAAACATCAAATATCATACCATCAGATAATATTTGTACAGCAAATTTTGTTCCATTATTTATTTGATACCAATTATCATCACCCTGAAAATAATTTGTTAATGAACTATTTGTATATACATAGTTTCCAATTACTGGTGTTTGTGTAGAAAAATATACTGTAATATCTGGCGTTTCAGTGCTATCACATGCACCAAGATTTGTAGAATAAGTTATATGTGTTATTATATTGTAAGGATATGATGATGGTTTACTAGATGATGGTGTTGGTGTTCTAGTAAATGAAATACTTGGTGTACTACTTGGTGTTGGCGTAACACTTGGTGTTCTAGTAACTGAAGCAGTAACACTTGGCGTAGGTGAAGGACAAACACAATCGAAGCATTCAATGTCACCATTGGCATCAATATGTACAATTTGTATTGTTAGCCCTGACATTGGACTTGTAACATAATGGTAGTAACCCTCAAACATCCTGACACAACTTGTGGATGTACCATACCAAGCTTCACCACCGACCGCTAATGTGTCGACTTGTACTGACATACCACCAAAACCAGGCGTTTCTGGATCAAACCAATAACTTATAGCTGAACACGCGTCGTTTAGCGTTTCAGTAAAGTCACCGCCCCAAGCACTACAATAATTGTAAAGTGAAATAGTTGTTAACCCACCAGGTCTTGCACACGATGTTGAAACTGTAATCGAAGGTGTAATTGTTATACTTGGAGTAATACTTGGACTAGCACTAAATGAAACACTTGGTGTTATACTAGGCGTTTGACTGAATGAAACACTTGGAGTAACACTAGCACTTCTACTAAATGAAATACTAGGTGTTATACTTGGACTAGCACTAAATGAAACACTAGGCGTAATACTTGGTGTTTGACTGAATGAAACACTTGGTGTTATACTTGGGCTAACACTAAATGAAATACTAGGCGTAACACTAGCAGTTCTACTAAATGAAATACTAGGTGTTATGCTAGGTGTTCTGCTAAATGATATACTAGGCGTTATGCTAGGTGTTTTACTGAATGAAATACTCGGTGTAATGCTAGGTGTTCTACTAAACGATATACTCGGTGTGATGCTAATACTTGGTGTTCTTGAGAACGATATGCTTGGTGTTCTACTGAATGAAATACTCGGTGTAATGCTAGGTGTTCTACTAAACGATATTGATGGTGTTATACTTGGTGTTCTACTAAACGATATTGATGGTGTTATACTTGGTGTTCTACTAAATGATATACTAGGCGTTATGCTAGGTGTTTTACTGAATGAAATACTCGGTGTAATGCTAGGTGTTCTACTAAACGATATACTCGGTGTGATGCTAATACTTGGTGTTCTACTAAATGAAATACTAGGTGTTATGCTAGGAGTTCTGCTAAATGAAATACTCGGTGTAATGCTAGGAGTTCTGCTAAATGAAATAGTGGGTGTGATACTAGGAGTTTTACTAAATGAAACACTAGGTGTTACTGAAGCTGATGGTGTTGGTGTTCTAGGCCATACAATAGTATTACCCACCCTTATTGATTTAACGGTGTTGTCACCCAGATATATTGCCGGAGGATAATTTGTTTCAAATAAAAAATCACTCATAAAAATCTACAAAACAACAATCAACGAAAATTAAACAATTAATTATTAAAATTAAAGTACATTTAAATTATTACATATAAAGTATTTGGGTTTTTTGTACCAATTGCATCATATTCTAGTTGAGTTAATGTTACAATACAAGTTACTTTTCCTGTACCCGTCCAAATATCACATGTGTTAGTAATATAATCATCCATATTTGGTGATGTACCACTTGTACCTGATGTTCCAGACGCGCCAGACACACCAGATGTTCCAGAACTACCAGATGTTCCATCAATACCTGATAATCCAGAACTACCAGATGTTCCAGAACTACCAGATGTTCCATCAATACCTGATAATCCAGAACTACCAGATGTTCCAGAACTTCCAGATGTTCCAGATGAACCTGAAATACCAGATGTTCCAGACGAACCTGATATTCCAGAACTACCAGATGTACCTGATGATCCGTCAACACCAGATATACCAGATGAACCAGAACTGCCAGATGTTCCACTACTACCACCCGAACCAGATGTTCCAGATGAACCAGAACTGCCAGATGTTCCTGATGTGCCTGATATTCCAGAACTTCCAGATGTTCCAGACGAACCTGAAATACCAGAACTACCAGATGTTCCAGACGAACCTGAAATACCAGAACTACCAGATGTTCCACTCGATCCTGAGCTTCCCGATGTTCCATCAATACCAGATAGTCCAGAACTACCACTAGTACCAGATGTTCCTGATGAACCTGAAATACCAGAACTTCCAGATGTACCAGAACTACCACTATTTCCAGATGTTCCTGATGAACCAGATATTCCAGAACTTCCAGATGTGCCTGATGATCCATCAACACCAGATATACCAGATGAACCTGAACTACCACTACTTCCTGATGTACCACTACTACCACTTATACCCGAACTACCAGATGTTCCAGAACTACCACTACTACCTGATGTTCCTGACAAACCTGAACTTCCAGATGTTCCAGAACTACCACTACTTCCTGATGTTCCAGATGACCCAGAAATACCAGAACTGCCACTAGTACCAGAACTTCCTGATAACCCAGAACTACCACTAGTACCCGAAGATCCGTCAGAACCACTAGAACCTGATGTTCCTGATGACCCAGAAATACCAGAACTGCCACTAGTACCGGAACTTCCTGAACTTCCAGATGTTCCAGACGAACCTGAAATACCAGAACTACCAGAAGTTCCACTAGTTCCTGATGTGCCAGTAGTTATATTTGTAACTTCACATATAACATTACCACTTAATACCAATTTTGTTCCTGTATCTTCTACAACGGGAATATTGGTTGCTGTAATTGAAGAACCAGTTAAATGTATATTTGAAACAAACAACGTTTTTGTGTCGGGATCATAATAAAAATCATTATATGTTGTTCCAGAAACACCAGTTCCTGATGTTCCGCTTGTACCAGAGGTACCATCTACACCACTTGATCCCGAGCTTCCAGATGTACCTGAAGACCCACTAACACCACTAGAACCAGATGTGCCAGAACTACCCGAAGAACCACTTGTTCCAGAACTACCTGACGTTCCAGAGCTACCAGAACTTCCAGATGTACCACTAGTACCTGACGAACCATTTGATCCACTAGATCCAGACGTACCACTAGTACCTGACGAACCATCTAAACCACTAGTTCCTGAACTTCCAGATGTACCAGAACTACCAGATGTTCCAGATGAACCATTAGTACCCGAACTCCCCGAACTTCCCGATGTACCACTAGTTCCAGATATACCCGAAGAACCAGAACTACCAGATGTTCCAGATGAACCAGAACTACCAGATGTCCCACTACTACCACCCGAACCAGATGTTCCAGATGAACCATCAATACCAGAAATACCTGAACTACCAGATGTTCCTGAGCTACCCGATGAACCACTAGAACCACTAGTACCTGAAGTTCCTGATGATCCGACCGATCCACTTGATCCTGATGTGCCAGATGTACCCGAAGAGCCATCAGCGCCTTGAGCGCCAGCTAAATTTATATCCCATTCACTATATGTGCCAGATCCTGTTACATCTAATACATTACCAACTAAAACACCAGTTACTGGATTATATGACGAAACAATACCAGTCATATAATTTGAACTGTCATAACCAATAATTAATGATTGTCCTGCACTATATGAATAACCACTACCAATATTTAAAGTTTGTGTTCCATAACCAATTGTTAAGGTATCAGTCGATGTGGCCAAATATCTATCACCCGACCACCCAGATGTTCCAGATGACCCCGAACTACCTGATGTGCCAGATGTACCACTTGATCCTGACGTACCCGAACTACCCGACGATCCGCTTGTACCAGAAGATCCACTACTACCTGACGTGCCACTAGTACCAGATGAACCACTACTTCCAGAAGTACCTGATGATCCTGATGTTCCACTTGTTCCCGATGTTCCAGATGAACCATCAGACCCACTTGTACCAGAACTTCCTGAACTTCCAGATGTTCCTGATAACCCAGAACTACCACTAGTTCCAGAACTACCAGATGATCCACTACTACCACTAGTTCCGGAACTTCCTGACGATCCAGATGTTCCACCTGAACCTGATGTGCCACTAGTACCAGAAGACCCATCTGAACCACTAGAGCCAGATGTCCCTGACGTTCCAGAGTTCCCACTAGTCCCAGATGAACCTGAACTACCACTAGTGCCAGATGAACCACTTACGCCAGATGTTCCACTAGTACCAGAAGAACCGTCAGAACCATTAGACCCAGACGTTCCTGATGAACCATCAGTTCCCGACACACCACTACTACCAGACGACCCACTTGTTCCAGATGAACCTGATGTTCCAGAACTTCCTGATGTACCGCTACTACCAGAAGACCCCGCACTACCACTTGAACCCGAACTACCACTAGTTCCTGACGTGCCAGATGAACCACCACTACCTGAAGATCCGCTAGTTCCTGATGATCCACTTATACCCGACGAACCAGATGTTCCAGATGAACCATCTATACCACTAGTTCCTGATGATCCTGAACTACCACTAGTGCCAGATGATCCGTCAGAACCACTAGAACCAGATGTACCAGAAGACCCATCGGAGCCACTAGAACCCGATGTTCCCGATGATCCACTACTACCACTAGTGCCAGATGATCCGTCAGAACCACTAGAACCTGATGTTCCAGATGAACCAGAGCTGCCGCTAGTTCCAGACGATCCACTTGAACCAGAAGTTCCCGACGACCCAGAACTTCCTGATGTTCCACTACTACCACTTATACCCGAACTACCAGAACTTCCAGATGTTCCGCTCGTTCCAGAAGATCCTGATGTACCCGAACTACCCGATATACCTGATGTCCCCGATGTTCCAGATGAACCACTTGATCCGTCAGCACCTTGAGCACCAGCTAAATTTATATCCCATTCATTATATGTGCCAGATCCTTCAATAGTTTGAATATCTCCAACCATTAATCCAGTTGTTGGATCATAAAATGAAACAATACCAGTCATATAATTAGTACCATCATGACCAATAACCAATGATTGTCCAGCACTATATGAGTATCCGGTTCCTATATTTAAAGTTTGTGTTCCACCGCTAATCGTTAATGTATCAGTTGATGTGGCCAAATATCTATCACCAGAAAAACCTGACGAGCCACTACTACCACTAGAACCAGAAGTACCAGAACTACCATCCGAACCACTTGATCCTGAAGTACCAGATGAACCAGAACTACCGGATGTTCCAGACGAGCCACTTGTTCCAGAACTACCACTAGAACCAGAAGTACCAGATGAACCTGAACTACCGGATGTTCCAGATGAACCTGAACTTCCTGATGTACCACTAGTACCCGAAGTACCAGAACTACCATTTGAACCACTTGATCCTGAAGTACCGGAACTACCACTAGATCCTGATGAACCACTTGTTCCAGAACTACCACTAGAACCAGATGTACCAGAGCTTCCAGAACTCCCCGATGTTCCACTAGTTCCAGAACTACCCGATGATCCTGACGTGCCACTACTACCAGATAAACCAGAACTACCACTAGAACCACTAGTACCCGATGATCCTGATGAACCACTTGTACCAGATGAGCCACTAGAACCACTAGTACCTGAAGTTCCTGACGATCCGGCCGATCCACTTGATCCTGATGTACCCGAACTTCCAGAACTACCACTAGTTCCAGACGAGCCGCTTGATCCAGACGTACCAGACGATCCTGATGAGCCACTACTACCGCTAGTTCCAGACGAACCATCTGATCCACTTGATCCTGATGTACCCGAACTTCCAGAACTACCACTAGTTCCAGACGAGCCACTTGATCCAGACGTACCGGATGATCCACTACTACCACTAGTTCCAGACGAACCATTTGTACCTGAACTTCCAGAACTACCTGATGTTCCGCTCGTTCCAGAAGATCCAGAAGATCCAGATGAACCTGACACACCTGATGTGCCTGATGAACCAGATGAACCACTTGAACCATCAGCCCCCTGTGCTCCAGCTAAATTTATATCCCATTCACTATATGTACCAGATCCTTCGACAGTTTGAATGTCTCCAACCATTAATCCTGTTATCGGATCGTATGACGAAACTATTCCTGTCATATAATTTGTGCCGTCATGTCCAATAACCAAAGACTGTCCGGCACTGTATGAATAACCAGTACCAATATTTAATGTTTGTGTTCCACCACTAATTGTTAACGTATCCGTTGATGTGGCTAAATATCTGTCACCAGAAAATCCCGACGAGCCACTACTACCACTAGAACCTGAAGTGCCTGAAGTGCCAGATGACCCATTCGATCCTGATGTACCCGAACTCCCTGAACTACCACTAGTTCCAGACGAGCCGCTTGTTCCTGAACTACCACTTGATCCAGAGGTGCCGGAACTACCTGACGAACCACTTGTTCCTGATGAACCAGAACTCCCTGAAGTTCCACTAGTACCAGACGAACCCGAACTACCAGATGTCCCACTATTTCCTGATGTTCCAGAACTGCCACTTGTTCCTGATGAACCAGAACTCCCACTTGTGCCCGAACTGCCAGAACTACCGCTTGTTCCTGATGAACCACCTGATCCTGATGTACCACTACTACCAGAACTACCCGATGTGCCATCAACACCAGATATACCAGAACTACCGCTTGTTCCAGATGTGCCACCACTACCAGATGAACCACTTGTTCCTGATGAACCATCAATACCACTACTACCAGACGATCCACTTGTTCCAGATGAACCATCTGATCCACTCGATCCTGATGTACCTGATGAACCATTTGTTCCTGAACTACCACTAGTACCAGACGTACCCGAAGAACCATCTTCACCCGTTATGCCAGAACTACCGCTCGTTCCGGATGATCCACTTAAACCAGATGTTCCACTACTACCAGAACTACCTGAAGTACCAGAACTACCTGATATACCAGACGTTCCTGATGTGCCAGATGTACCCGAAGAGCCATCAGCGCCTTGAGCGCCAGCTAAATTTATATCCCATTCACTATATGTGCCAGATCCTGTAACATCTATAATATCACCAACTAATTCGCCTGTCATTGGATCATATGACGATACCATACCCGTCATATAATTTGTGCTATCATAACCAATAACTAATGATTGACCCGCACTATATGAATATCCAGTACCTATATTTAATGTTTGTGTTCCACCACTAATTGTTAACGTGTTTGTTGATGTTGCCAAATATCTATCGCCAGATAATCCAGATGAACCACTTGATCCCGAACTACCAGATGTACCAGAACTACCACTTAATCCTGACGTACCACTAGTTCCTGATGTTCCAGATGAACCAGAACTTCCAGATGTTCCATCAAAACCAGATCCACCACTAGTGCCTGAAGAACCACTCGTCCCAGATGAACCCGAGCTTCCCGAAGTACCGTCAACTCCAGACAAACCAGAACTACCAGACGTGCCTGATGATCCGTCAATACCAGAACTACCACTAGTACCTGAAGTACCAGACTCACCACTAGTACCCGATGATCCGTCAATACCAGAAATACCTGAAGATCCTGAACTACCACTTGTTCCTGAAGTACCACCACTTCCAGAAGTTCCAGAAGAACCTGATAAACCTGATGTTCCAGATGTACCCGAACTACCACTGGAACCATCAGCACCTTGAGCACCCGCTAAATTTATATCCCATTCACTATATGTGCCAGATCCTGTTACATCTACAATATTCCCAACCAAAATACCGGTTACCGGATCATATGATGAAACCATACCCGTCATATAGTTCGAACTATCATAACCAATCACCAATGATTGTCCAGCACTATATGAATAACCACTACCAATATTTAAAGTTTGTGTACCACCACTAATCGTTAACGTGTCTGTTGATGTCGCCATATATCTATCACCAGATATCCCCGACGAACCACTCGAACCCGAACTACCTGATGTTCCAGAACTACCATCAGTTCCAGAAAATCCAGAAGAACCACTAGTTCCAGAACTACCACTAGATCCCGAACTGCCAGATGTACCTGATGAACCATCTATACCTGATATACCCGAACTACCACTTGTCCCTGATGTACCAGATGAGCCATCAATACCAGATGTTCCTGAACTACCAGATTCGCCACTACTTCCACTTGTTCCAGACGTTCCAGATGTACCATCAATACCAGATGTTCCCGAACTACCAGATTCACCACTACTTCCACTTGTTCCAGACGTTCCAGATGTACCAGATGAACCGTCAATACCAGAAATACCCGAAGAACCTGAACTACCACTAGTGCCCGAAGTTCCAGATTCACCACTAGTGCCTGATGTACCAGATGTACCAGATTCGCCTGAGCCGCCACCAATAGTTTTTAATATTAAATCAGAATCAGTTATTCCAGCATAATACCAATATTCGTTAATACCAGTACCAGACAATATACCAACAGTTAACCCTCGTTGTCTTTGTTCTAATGATATACTTGTATTTGCCTCTAAAACACTAACCCAAGGACCGTATCTCCAATCTAAAATTTTTGGAGCCTTTAAATTAATATTGTCGTTAAGATTTATAGCCATCTATATATTAAGTATTTCTATATTCTATTGGCGAATCCAATTGTGTTGGATATACACTCCAATGCATTTTAAAGTTTATGCCATTCCAATAATTATCAGGACTATTGACTAATTGTGTCGTTGCTATTGTTATAAAACTACCATCTATATCACCATTATTTAATGCCGTGATATACCACTTAGTTTTTGTTGTATAATTTGATTGATATGCAACCCATATATATAACCACGAGCTCGGTATGTTATAATTAATACTCAACGTACCCGATGCTTGTGATAATACTTTATTTGCAGTACCACCAGATATGATTGACGCAATCATTTCTGCTGTTGGTAATTCGGAAGATACACCCCAGAAATATGGATATATACCAGTTATTGTATATGTGGATGTGACAAAAAGATTCGCTGCTGACTGTGGCGCCGATGTTGTTCGAACAGCAAATGGTCTTGTATCAATATTACCTTTATTATCTTGCTTAGATAACCCCGCATTATAATTACCATCACCACGATATGTTGTTGAACCTAATGGGATTACATATGATTCTGAATGTATATCACTATCATAACGATAGTTTGGATTGTTTGGATCGGGATAACCAAATTGACTTGGTATTGCTGTTGCTGGTGACTGTGTTAGTGTTGTGTCAGTTAATAATGGTGAACCATTTCTTAACACTCTCATTTGTGTATATGGACCTGCATCATTTTTAATACCATATGTTCTCAAATCAGATGTAAGTGTCCACCCAACTTCTCGAATACCACTCGTAACACCATTTAATGCTATTGTAGGAATCGTATATGTCGGTAAAACAGCCGGGAATAATAAATCATCAACAATTTCAACCAAAGTTTTGCCGGTTAATTGACTAACAGTAGTACCTACTGGTATTCCACCAACAGATTCTGGTGTCGCTAAAAGAGGATCAAGTCTAGAATTATATAACGTACATATTGAATAACCATCAGGTGTTTCTTCTAATACTATACCACCATTATCACATTCAGTGAGTTCGCACGATGTGTCACCAGTATAAGTACCGTCACCAGCACCACTAATAACAGTAATTGTGAATTCATCGTCTTGTAAAGGATTATCACCAGTCCCGGCAATTTGTATAACATTAAATCGTTCATACCCATTTTCATATACCGGATTTCCAACTACTTGAAGATATTTTAAAACCGTCCCATCTTGTACCTTTATAATCTTTATAATAGATCCATTAGATATTGTGTCTATATATGTTTCAAAAGATAAATTTGGTGTATAACCAGTATCACTAATTGCTATCGTTGTTGGACTCATACCCCAGTTTGGCGCGTCCAGAGTGAAATACCCCAAACCTGGATTTATTGCTGTATTTAAAACATTAGAATATCTCCAAATAGCCAGATGTCCTTCAATGCCACTTGAACCAGATGTACCACTACTACCACTAACACCACTTGATCCTGATGTACCAGAAGAACCAGACGTTCCCGGTAGTCCTGGTAAACCTCTGACACCCGAAGTTCCTGACGTACCAGATGAACCCGGTATACCAGGTAAACCTCTAACTCCCGACGTTCCCGACGTACCAGATGTACCATCCGCACCTCTTATACCAGAAGTACCACTAGTACCATCTTGGCCACTCGAACCTGACGTTCCTGATGTTCCCGAAATTCCTGTAGCACCCCTCATTCCTGTCATTAACACCAGAAATTCATCACCATTCATCGGATCTGCACCCGTACCAGCAATTTGTGTTACACCATATCTTTCAAATCCAAGTTCATATGGTTCTAAAGATATTATTTCAAGATATTTTAAAACAGTAGCATCATTCTTCTTAATAAGTTTTATAATCGTTCCTGTTTGTAAAGAATCAAGATATGTTATAAAATCTAAATTTGGCGTAAAACCAGTATCACTTATTGCAATATAATTTGGTGACACACCCCAGTCAGGAGCATCCAATGTAAAAAAACCCACACCAGGATTTATGGATGTATTCATAACTTCAGAATATCTCCATATAGCCAAATGTCCCTCAACGCCCTCTAATCCACTTGTACCTGACGTGCCACTAGATCCAGGTGTACCATCAACACCAGATAAACCTGACGTACCACTAGAACCGGATGTTCCCGCAATACCAGAAGTACCCGAACTTCCAGAACTACCCGAAGAACCACCACTACCAGATGTACCACTTGTTCCTGAAGTACCATCTTCACCTGATATACCAGCTAAACCGACTGACCATTCATTATATGTACCTGATCCATTAATTAATTGTGAATTAACCACTAAAAGTCCTGTTTGTGGATCATATGAATCAACAATACCTAACATATAATTGGTACTATCATAAGCAACAACTACTCTTTGTCCTGTCACATATGATAATCCACGTTCAACTATAAGAAACTGAATACCAGTACCTAAAGTTAACGAAGAATTGGAAACAGTACTAAATAAATCACCACTTAATCCCGATGTTCCGCTCGTACCCGACGAACCGTCAACACCAGAAATACCAGAACTACCAGAAGTACCACTTGTACCTGAAGATCCACTAGAACCGGGTGTTCCATCAACACCAGACAATCCGGACGTACCACTAGAACCGGACGTACCATCAACACCACTTATACCAGAAGAACCAGATGTGCCAGATGTTCCAGAACTTCCATCAACACCACTTATACCAGAAGAACCTGATGTGCCATCTACACCAGATAATCCAGAACTACCAGAAGTACCGCTTGTACCTGAAGAACCAGAAGGTCCCGGTACACTAGTTAAACCAACACCCCATGTATTGTAAGTTCCAGACCCAACAACAGTTGAAATAATAGCAATAAGTTGTCCTGTAGTACTATTATATGAACTAACAATACCTCTCATATAATTTGATGCTGAATGACCAATGACTATTGTGTGCCCCGGAACATAAGATAAATCCGGTTCAACTATAAGTGTTTTAGATCCGGCAGATATTGTTAATATTGAATTTGATGTGGTTGTATACAAATCACCACTCACACCCGAAGTTCCAGATGTTCCACTAGATCCAGTCTCCCCAGTACATGGTGTTAAACCACTTAAATACCAATGAAAATTATGTAATATGTCAGGATTCTCATATTCACCAATATATAATGTTTTTACAAACGTATTATCAATTGGTGTTTGTGTCGAACCTAAATCAACAGTAGTACCAGACGGAACATTGGCGGAATCAATTTGTGTCCAGTTTATTTTTTGCAAAGCCATTTATCTGAAGTTACTTTCAGATAAATACTTTTATAAAAGTTATGTTAACAAAAATGAATGATTTTTTTGGGTTATTTGTACTAATAATTGTTCTTTATTATATCCACTATTTGTTGTGTTTCATTAAAATGGACATTCATGGAATAAAAATCACCATCATCACTTTCCGACGATTTAATAAAAATTGCCGGTAAAAAATCAGAAACGCCTTGATTACGAATATAATTCCACAAATCTTTATTTATTGTTATGTCAACATCAATAAACGATACATTTTCACGATTCAACGAAGATTTAAGTATTGTACATGCCAAACAACCAGGTAATGTAAAAACATATATTGTAATCACGAAAAATTAATTTAAACAGATCATATCAAAATTACCGATCTTTAAAAAAATCGCATCAGTCAGTAATTCTCGACCATCATCAGATCTTTTTATTTGTATAGGATTTGCGATTTTATGTCTTAATGTTTCAAGTTGAAATATTGATAGTTCCGGTTCACCTGTTTCATCAAAATTTTTTTGTGAAATATTTGCTAATTGTTCATAAAATTCATCAAAATTATCATCAATATCAAAATACTCCAAGGCACTTTTATTATTACTAAAAAACTGTTTTAGATTTTGAATATAAATTAAAACTTCTGGTGATATTTTTTTTGAAGTATCCATCTACTATAAATAGATTAATAATTCATAATAAGCAATTCCATTCCTATGTTTTGTGGAACACCTTCTTTTGCTGCCGCCGCTTTCATAAATCCTTTAGATTCCCATCTATATTGGTCTTTCGGATACCAATTAAGTAATTGTGGAAATTCATAATACGATAAACTAAATTTTCCTTCTATTTTTTTCAATCTTTCAGCTAATCTACGATGATCATCACTATCAAAATCATGTGCCGAATAATAATTTTCTGTTTTCCAATATGGTGGATCGAGATAAAAATACGTGCTTGGCGAATCATATCTTTTAAGTATGTCTTCAAAGTCCACGTCTTCAATAAATGTTATATTATCAAGATGTTCCCTATATTTGGGGTGTCGAAGTTTATCTTCAAAAATATCAACTTTACATCTATATTTCCCTTTATAATCTGTATATTTTGATGTTTCGGGCTTTGATCCGGAAAATATTTGTGTTAATACATAAACATATTTACCTGCAATATCAAAATTAGGTTCATCACCAATTACCAAACTTGGATCGAATACTTCTTTTTGACATCTTCTAAATATCTGCGCATATTCTGGTGGTGTGTTTACTACGTTGCGTTGTTGCCGTGGATATTTTGATAGTTCCTCTAATAATCTATCATAATATTTTGAACAACGAAAAAGATTAGCATTTAATTTATTAAAATCATTATAAACTACCGTTTCCAATTTCGGATATTTGTTTAAATCCATATTAAAAAACACCCAGAACATACCCGAAAATGGTTCAACATAGGTTTTAATATCCGTCGGAATAAATGGGACAATCCATTTTCCAATACGCGCCTTTCCGCCAATATAACTTATCATATTTTAATTAATTCAATATACAAACTAAAATGTAACGAAAATAATGGAAAAAAACAAATTAATTGTTTATCTTTTATATTATGAAACAGCCAAAATATTTAATTGTCTTATTTTGTAATAAAAAAAAGCAAAGAATATTAGCCAGTGCTATGACCAAAAACACAATATATAATCATTGGCGAGAATTAAAAACGCAAAGACCACCACCATTCGTTAAACTACAAGGCGGTGGACGTAAAAGAAAACTCAATTTTGAATTAGGTCTTTTATTTCCAAGAAATCCGTGGTCAAAACCAACATATATTAAAGACGAATTAGGAAGAAATGTTGAAGCACAAATAAATAATGAAAAATATAGAATAAAAGACTTAATTCCATACTGGGACGAAGAATTAATATATGATTTTGAAACAAAAAAAAGAATTCATTATCATGAAATGATGGACATTATTTTACGTGTTACTGATATTGCACAAATATTCACATTAAATAACAAATTATTTCTTCAAGTTGAAAATGATGTTCGATTGTTTGGTAATAAAAATATTGCGGATGCAAATAGATTATTTGATATAGTTAAAGAAGATTTAATAAAACGAAAAAAAGGAAATTTTATTTTTGTAAGAGATATTACAAGAACACAACGTAGTTTATTATATGATTTTCTAGAAAAAAGAGGGTTTAAAAAAAGTGAATTATTTAGGCATTATTCCTATTAAAAAGATAATCTACTTTACCAATTTTCAAAATAAAAACATCATCATTTGTTGTTTTTGTTGCAATACCACTTCTTTGTGCAATTTTTGCAAAAAAATTGGTGAAATCTTTATTTTTAAGATTAAACGTTACAGTAATAATTGACGAATCGATTTCAATCTTTTCAAGTAAATCAGCTATAACTGCTAGTTGATTTAAAATATTATTACTTTTTGCCATTACCAAATATTAATAAAAGTTTTTGAAAAAATGATTTTTTTTGTGGGTGTGATAACTTATCTCTATTTTTAATTACCTCAAGAATTTCAGTTCTGTTGTATGACTTAATTTCTTCAATCGTCTTTTTTTTATTCTGATTCGTTTGATCCTGATCCTTCTTCATTTCCCACTTTAGCCTCTCTAGTGCTCTTTCTATTTCGTACCCCATGTTTTTCGTTAGTAAATGAAATATCTTTTAATTTTTCAATAGGTGCTTCTAAAAAGAATTTTTTTAATTCTTCAACTTTTTCATTAAATAATCTATTTTTTTCTTCAATTTCTTGATTATATGTGATAATTTGTTTTGCAGACGAAAACACAGCATCGTAACCTGTTTTTGTCGCAAGACCAATTATTGAAATTAATCTGTTCCTTTCATTTTCATCCTGAACTTTTATTGAAACATCTTTATCAACCCCATTAACATCAGGATTAATATTCCAACTTAATGGAATTTTAATATCAAGACTGACATTCTCTTTTATTTCTCTAAGTGAGAAAAAAAACGGCCTTATAGAAAATATTGTGTCAAACATTATTTTTTTTCCCATTATCAAAGCATTGTTACTATTCCAGTAAGGATATATGCCATTGACAAATATAACAATATCTTTTCTAGTTTAGTGTTTATTATTGGTGGTGGATTGTCTTGTTTAAGAAGAATAAAAAATTTTACAACAAAAACAAAAACATACAATCCCGATAAAATAAAAAAATATAAAAAAATTTTCTCTAACATTATTTCTTTACAACATCAATTATTTCTTTACGGAAATCACCTAGTAAATTCCTTATTTCTTGTGCGTATTTTCTCGCTCTCGTTGCTGCACTGCGATTACCTTTATTATAAACCTTTTCAGCCTCATTTTCCATTAATACAATTAACTCGTAAATTTTTGCTATTTTTTCCATATTAAATTATTTTTAAAAAATATACATATTTAATTCATCTTTTTCAAGTTTTTATCCATTATTTTATAAACATCGGTGAAAATTTCAATTTCTGACGGTGTCTTAATTTTCCCAAAATTAAATAACAAATCAAAATATTCTAACAATATATCACACTTCTCAACCATTTCAGACATATAATACCATTTATTAAACAAATCCCAAAGATATTCATGATGAGAGCCTTTTGACACAAAATAAATTCGTTCTTTTTCAAAATTAGATATAACTTTATTAAAACACCAATTAAAATGATTTAATATATCACTTTCTAATTTTAATATATCAGGCCCTAGATATGTTTCATCAATCAATAATAATAAAGAAGAAAAAAAATCACAATATAATTCAGAACGTTCTCTTATTATATTGTGAGTTTTATACCAAATTTCAGTTTGGTCTTGATATTTTTCAAGTATGTCAGTCCTCTTACCCATATAATTAAATATATGGATAAAATTCCATAAAAAAAAGGTTATTGTGTCCTCTTGTTATAAGAAGACAACACTTTCATTCTTTTAATTTCTTCCTTAATAATTTTATTTTCATTAACAGTTCTTTTAGGTACAACACCATCATCCTTGTCTTTAACTTCAACCGGAACTGCTTCTTTCGGATAAAGTGGTTCTTCTTTCCTGGCTTTTAATCTTTTTTCTCTGTTTTTCCACATTTTTTCACCAGTATCAGTTTTAATTGCATTACCAGCATCTGGATCATTACCCATTGTTGAATCACCCTCTAACGCTTTTCGTATTCTTTCTTTAAATGGTTCTGGTGGTTCACCATTCTCACCAACAGAATCAGTATCGTAATCCAAATCCTGTGACCCTCGACCTCTATTAAGATCAATCATATCCTCTTCTTCATCTGTTGCTACTCGTGCAACTTTATCTTCTCCTTGACCAACCTGGTTTGGAAATTTTGGATTATCATTACCCGTAAATGATAAATATTTTTTTATTTTTTTCTCAACATCCGCCAGATAATCACTATTTAATTTACTACTATCAGTAATCGCTTTCTCTGTTGTTGCGTCCATTGTCGGTTCTGACGCCTCTTTAATTATACGCCTTATTAACTGTTTCATTTCATTCTCATTAAGTCTCAATATCCTTTTTTTGGTATTTTCATTAACATCACCACCTAGAATGATATTTTTTTTCTTGTCAATCGTTGGGTTAGTATCCATAGTATTTTCTTTCATTTCATCACTACCAGATAACTCATCATTATTGGTTGTTATTTTTATTTTTAAATTTAATGTGTTTTCATCACCATCTGATTCAATATCAATATCAAAACTATTTCCAACACCATTTTCCTCCAAATCATGATGTAATCCCTGCATTAGATTTTGTTGTGCCTCATCAAATGATGAACCACCACAATTGTTAATCAAATCTTCTTCGGTAATCCCCTCGATATTAATCACTACACCAAAATCTACATCCCCAATATTCTCAATACTTGATATTCGATCAATTAATCCAGATAATGTTTGGAATTTTTTGACATCTGTTTCAGTATCATCATTTTCCGTTGATTGTTTACCATACAACTGTTCCATAATTAATTTCTTAGCCTCTTGTTCTAAGATTTCTGACGTTAATTTATTTAAATCTCTTATATTCATATCTAATAAATATCACTAAATTTCTTCCGTATCAAATTTAATATCATTTTTATAGAAAAATAACTTTACGGCCGAAAATAAATCATTATCTGGAACAACAATATCAAAACCATCAGGTACTGTTATTCTGTACTTCCGTACTTTTTTTGGTGCACCCCAAGTAGCAAGAGCATCCAAATTGGATTTATCAAACATATGTGATGGTACACCTTCAGATAGTATTTGATTTACCACCATTTCAGCAACAATCTCAGCAGGGATTTGATATTCCTGTGATACTTCTTGTATTGATTTTTGTAATTCTCTTATTTCTTTTAATTTAATTGGATTTGGTCTTCCTTTAAATGCCCGATCTGAACTAGCACCTTGATCACAATATGGGAATGTTTTACATTTATTATCGATTTCAACAAATTTGGCACCTGGCCCCCCAAATCTTGGAAAACCCTTTTTTGTGGCAATCATATCTTTTGTTGAAGCACCAGTTATACTTGCTCCACCCATTGTGGACTCGGCATTATCAATCTTTAACGGATCTTTTCTTCTTTTCTTTGTTTTATCCATTGGACTTGATGGTCCAGCAGTCCCTATAGGACCATCGTACATAGCACCAGCAGAAATACCACTACCCATTTGTTCAGTAAATTCTTTTTTCGTCATTTCATGAACTCTACTTATTGGTCTGGTAATAGGATTACTAAGCGGTGCTTCATATGAACCAGACGCACTAGCATCCATCTGTTCTTTTGTGTCTTTTTTCTTCAACGATTTTTCACCAGATTTTTCCATTTTATTTAATCGAGTGTAATAATCTGGTAATTCGGTCAAATGATCCATAGCTATTTCCCTCGCTTTCTTCTCGTCATGGGTATGTTCTTTTTCAATTTTAATACCCATTTCTATCTGTTTTTTTATTGTACCCACAAAAACATTGTGTTTTCTTGCTATATCTTCTACACTCATTCCATCGGCTTTTCCGCCACGTATTTTATTTGTTTTATCCATTTCCATATTATCTTACGTTTTTTATTGCACCCTCCCAAAATGATTTTCTTTGCCAGAATGTTTTAAACAATTCAACAACGACTTTAGTTGCCAAATCAACCATTCTTTCGTCTATTCTTCTCCCACCAAGCTCTTTCTGTATTATTCTCATCACAATATTATGTGCCTGAGTACTATCCATAAACGATTTTATTTCTTTTCTAGCAATCGTTTCAATTTGACTTTTATCACTACTTGTTAATGCCATGTTATGTTGATTTTCTATGTACTAACAAATTATTAATTGTATTAATAAATTTCGGATGGAATGTTTTTAATTTATTAATCATATCCATAGTATCTTCATCAATTTTCATCATAGATGTATTTGAAAGATATATTCCGGTATCATTGCCCGTTGATAATGTAAACCCTAAATTTACATCACTAATTTTCCCCTCTAATTTTGCATTATCCTCATATATGTGCAATTTATCAAATTCAACAATTTCCGAAACTTCAGTTCTAAATTCATCTATTAATTGTGATATATTGTTTTTTTCATCATCTTTTAATTCTAAATCTTCTGGATCTTCTGAATGAATCACAACTTCTACATCATTAATAACAGCAATATCTTCTTGTTCTTCACCACTTTCATAGTCCATATTATCATTATCTATTGGTGGTGGTGGAATACCATCACCCTTTCTTATAACAGTTTCCTTATCATTGGTTACTTGTTCTCTAAGTAACACAAATTTATTTGAATCCACACTAGCCTGTATTTCTCGTATTGTATTTAACATTTTTTTTGTTAAATCATACTCATTTATCGGTTGTTTCTGTGTCATTTTTATAAAATATATTAAAATTAAAAGAAGGGTTTATATCTGTATAAATACTTAGAAAATTTGATTTACATACAATTCCATCAAACTTTCTTACATTAGATAAATATCCTTGTGATGGTACTGTTTGATATGGTATATTATGTTTTTTACAAATTTCTTTTGTTATTTTAACCAATGCATTCATTTGCTCTTCAGAATATGGATCCCAGAAATAATAATTTCTCCATCTTTTTACATATGGCTCAGACCTATATGGATCACCTATCCAATTATATAACGCACCGGTAATCGTATTTTTAATTAACCAACCCAAATTTTCCAACGCAATCTTTACTTGTCTATTATCAATATTCTTCACACCAAACGTTTTTGAACTATAATCAGTATCAAATACCTTAAAAATATCACCTGACTTACTTATTATAAAATGTGGTATTTCTTCATATTTTTCATTATTTCTATACCTTAATTTCATAATAAAATCATCAAATCTTCTTTGTGTGTCATATAAAAAAATTTGAGTCTTTTTAGTTTTTCTCTTACTAACATTTAATTTAACTCCCTCTAGGTCTTCTACGCTTTGAACTTGCAACATCTCTCAAAAAACTTTTTACTGAATTATATGTTATTTTTTTATTTTCTTTTTCTGCTGGCATAAAAAATTCCCGAGCCGACGGTGTTAGTTCGGGAATATTATCTGGTAGAATATTACCAGATGTAGACGTTTCTTCTATCTCCTCTTCTACCTCTGTTATTTTTTTTTTAAATTCTCTCTAGCAATTTGTCTAATTCTATCAAGTTGTTCTTGTGTTATTGGATTTGTTGGTAATGGTTGTGGTTTTTCCTCAATAGATGGTGGAGATTCCTGTTCTTTAGAAATTGTTGATTCTATAACTTCTTGCGCTATTGGTGTTACAACTTTTTCTAATTCTATTGTCGGAACATCATCCGGTTTTTCATTTGTTAAATTAACTGACCCGAAATCTCCTTCAATTTCTTCTTTAATTATATCAGAATTAAAATTTGGTTCTTCAAAAGGTACATCCGACACTACAACTGGTTTGTCTTTTATTTCCTCATTTTCTTTTTCTGTTTCAATTTCTTCAACCGGTGGTTTTTCAATCGGACTTTTCTTACTTAAAAATTTTTCCATTTTTTCGAGTTCTTCCTCTGTTGGACGGATTTTCGACACCTCACCTACAATAACACTTGCCGGTATGGGTTCAGTGTCATCTAGATTATTAACATCATTTATTGGTGATGTTTTACTTTCAAGTTCCTTTCTTTTTTTAGCTCGTAAATCTATATTCTGGGCAACAAGTGCCGTCATTGATAATGCTATAACAGGAAGAAGAGCACCTGAAATCCATGCAACAATTATTCTGAACATTTCAGGGTCATCAGTTTGTACTGCAAATAAAATGGATCTTTTAAAATTTTCTAAACCAGCATCGTTATGTGTTACAATCCAATCAAAAGAACTAACAACGTTACCAATAACTTGTAATGATGTTAGAATTATCATTATAACCCAAGGTAGAAATTTATTCCGGTTATCTGTAAGAAGTATACTAAATAATACAGAAGCTTGACCAATTTCGGCAACAAAACTCAATATTATTGACAACCAAATAGCATTTGCAATGTGAAAAAATGTTATTGCATGATAAAATGAAACAAATGCTGTTGCCACATACAAAATGGCAAATGTCACTATAAGTCCAAGGTGTAATAAATCCTCTCTATCGTAATTTTTTTTAAATAATTTCATTTTCTTTTTGTAGTATCAACTTCGGCACCGCGAACATTTACTGTCGTATTTGCCCTTATTTTTTCAGCAACAGACTGGACAGCTTCCGCGCGTCTATTAGCCTCACCAGCCTTTTCTTTTTCAAGTTTTAACTCAAATTCAAGCTGTCTAATAATTGTTGTTGTTTCCTTTTCAAAAATATCGTATTTTTTTGTCAAAGAGTCAATAGTATGTTTATATTGTTTTTCTATAATTCTATTACCCATATTCCGATTACAACTTTGAACTGATTTGAACAGAAAAAGGATAAAAAACACAAGAGTAAACCATTTCATATTCTTAGAAAAAAATTGTTGTGGTGTTCGTTCCATAATTTTTAAATTTTACCATTGTAGGAGATTGTAATTTACATTCACCCCTATACCTAAATATATCTTAGTTGATAAAATATCATAACCAAATGATGGCCCAACACCAATAGATAATGTATTAGGTAACCATTTTTTCTTCTTAATCAAACTCTTTATATATGAATTAGTATTTGGATCAATCAACACACCTTGTAACGATTGTGGTGTAAATCCTGGGTAATTTGTTTTCACAAAAATCCTTAATTGACCATTTTCTACTACTTGCCCAAACATTAAATCAACTTGAGATATTCTATATGTTATATCACTATCATAATGTCTCAACCCGAACTTACCCAATCCAACAATTGTTTCACCTCTATATATATCATAATTCAATTTATCCCAATCGTACCTCTTCTCCCATGTTATTCTATATGTGGTATCGTTTATTTGTACTGGCTGACTTATAATCGATTCCATATGATTTATTTGTTTTTTAAAATAATCAGCCTCTTGTTCTAAACGATATATCACCTTATTTAATGATATTACTTCACCACGTTGTGCAATCACCTCATTATAAAGTTCTTTATTAAGAATTTCAAGATTATTAACATCTGTAACATAACTAGCAATCACAAATTGTTGCTCTTTATTTTTATTTTTTTCAACATGTATCGTATCAAGTAAAGCTAAGATATTCTGTATTTGAATATCATTTATTCTCCGAATTTCCCTATTATTAACACAAGATCTAGTTAATAAAACAGTAATAACAAGAACTATTAAAATTAAAAATGTTTTGCTTGTTAAAAATTTAAATACCCCATAAATTTTCAAATATGGAGACAAAAAACTAATAATTTTATTCCATAATTCCTTTAATTTATTCATTTTTACAGATATTTCAATAATGAATAACTCTCATTACGTAATTTCTTAATTGCTTTGTCTTTCAACTGACGAATTCGTTCTTTTGTACAATGAAATTCCTCACCAAGATCATCAAGATTTGACTCAACACCATTTAATCCAAAATATTTTTCAATAATTATTTTTTCTCTATCATCTAACACACTTAATATTGCTGACACTCTTTTTCTAATTTCATCTGCAGATTGAAAAATATTTTCCGGATTTTGTTCATTGGGATCACGTATAATATCAATTAATTCGTCACCATCCTCATTTATTTCAGTACTTAAAGCAACACAAAAAGGTAAACAATATGTTATTTCATTAACACAACTATTTGGATAACCATAATAATCGTCAAATTCATCTTGTTTTGATTTTTGGGCGTCTTGTATTAAATTAGAAGGTATTCGAATTGTTCTTGAGTTCTCGTTCAATGATGCCATAATTGATTGTTTCACCCACCACACAGCATATGATATAAATTTTAAACCACTTGACGGATCAAATCTATCTACAGCCTTTAACAGTCCCATATTTCCCTCAGAAATAAGATCTAAAAAATCCATACCCTGGTTTTGGTATTGTTTTGCTACCGAAACAACAAATCGTAAATTTCCAACAACTAACTCATTATGTAATTTTTCTTTTTCTTGTTTTGTGATATTTTTATCTTTTAATTTTTTAAATATTTCATCTTGTCTTTCATGTGTTATTACCGGTATTTTCTTTAAATCCTTTAAATAATTTTGTAATTCATTTGTATTGATGATTCTTGTTTTTTTCATAAAATAACCAATTAAAATATCTTATTTTTTACGTAATCTATTGATGATACGTTCTCGTCTTTTCTTATCATAATTAAATTATCTGACCAGTTACGAATTAATGGGTTATGTGAAATAACAAAAATGTGTTCAAAATAATTCTTTATTTTCTTAAAAAATTCACCAACCAATTCAAGATTATCATTCGCCACCGCATTAAAAGCTTCATCCATTACAATTATGTTTGGCTTGGGTAATGAAGATACTTTTGTTAATATACTTCTTAACGCCAATGATGATATTGTTTTTTCGTAACCAGACCCCGAATTAAGAGATTTAACGACACGTGTTTCATTATCAATCATCAGGAACTCCAGTTCATTTCGATCGTTTATATTCATCTCCAGGGTGAAATAACAACTATCTTGAAGTATCCTATATAACTCCTGATTTAATAACGGTATCATATTTCTCATAATAACCTTCGAAATTCCATTTTTACCATAAATCAACAAATAAACTTTAAATGTTGTAGATATTTCTTCTTCCGTTTTAATTTTCGCAATTAATTCATGATTTATTTTTATTTTCTCACGCAAATTGGTGACATTATTATTGTTTTTTTCAATATTAACCTTACTTGTACTAATATCAGCTATTGCGGTATCAATTTTTGTCTTTAAAATAATAATTTCACTTTCAATTCTTTGATTCTCTTCAAGTTTACTCTTATTACTTTCATAGTTATTTAAACGACTTTGACATTTATCAATATCCATTTGCATTTGTTCAACCTCCAAGTCATATTTGGCTTTACGAAGTTTATTCCTTTCATATTCTTCATATTCTTTTTTTAATGTCGCATATTTGACCTCCTTTTTTACAAGATTATCTTTCTGTTTCTCATTTTCAGTCTGGGTATTAATTAACGACACAATAGTCTCTTTTGTTTCATGAATCTTATTCTTATGATCAACCCCCTCTAATGGTCTTCTACAGTATGGACACATACTACTATTTTCCAATTTTTTGATATATTCTTCATTACTCTTAATATTATTTTTCAGCACACCAATTGTAACTTGAATATCACTAATTTGACGATTTAAAATATTGTGTTCTTCTTCTGAATAATATTGTGTGGGTTCTTTAACTATAACAACAGATGACATTTCTTTTGTTTTTATCTGCTTCTCAATTAAATCACCAATTTCCTTTTTTAATAAAATCGGATTTGTACGAATCAATTCTTGATCTATATCATTATTCTTAGATTGTAATAATTTATCTCTTTTTTCTGACAATGAAACTAATTCCGTTTCAAATTCAGATAAATTTATTTGAAGTTTTTTCGTACTTTCTTCAGTTTCTTTAATGATAGATTCATACTGTACATTATCACTCTCTAACTGAACAATATTATATGTGTTTGAAACTAGTTTTTTACTCCATTCATTAAAAATTTCTTTACATTTTTCTTCTTTGATTTTAAGTGTTTCTAATCCAAGAAATTTTGTTAATATTTGTCCTCTTGCAGTTGGTTTTGAGTTAATTAAATCTTCAAGATTATGTCCGGTGGTTAATATTGTTGATAAAAAATCTTCTTCAGTTCCAATAGCTGAAGTAATAAACTTTTCCGTTTCTCTTCGTTGCTCACCAGATAAATTCACAACACCATCATCATGTGAAATTTTATAAAATTCCAACTCATTTTTGGTTGAATATTCCCCAGACCTACTTTTTTTACGAATAATTTTTCTTTCAATAATATAATCATCACCATCAATAGTCACATATCCCTTTACCTTTACTTCATCACAATCCCTAAATTTGTTGAATATATCAATAGCAACCTTTGTTTTCGATGTTGAATTAAAAAATAAAAACATTAACAAATCAACTGTGGCAGTTGATTTTCCGCCAAAATTTTTTGGTTCAGATTCAACTGCAGTTATACCATCAAGTTCGGTAAAATCAATAACATTATCATCACCAAAAGAAAGAAAATTGGAAAATTCTATCCTTTTTATATACCATTTATTATATCTAGCCTTATTTTGTTCAATCTTATCTATTTCATTATTAATCCGGTTATCTAACCGATTAATTAAATCCCATTTAATGTTAATTTTATTCTCTTTAATAAAATCTTTTACCAATTTTTTTTGATATTCATAATCTAAAATGTTGTCCGTCGCTTCTAAAGATTTTAATTTTACATTTGCTGCCGTATTAGATATTATTGTATTAACCTTTACGTTAGTGGCATTGTATTTTTTCTTAAAATACTCTTTTACACGTTTAATTCTTTCTTGAGTCAAATTTTCGGGTGTGTCTTCCCACTCAACTTTAATAAATGGATTTTTATTTGTCATGTTTCTTCGAATTTTTATAAACTTCCGTTGCTCTTTTTAATTTTTCCTCATTTTCTTTTTTCTTTGCTTCTGCTTTTATTCTTATTTTTTCTTTTTTCAAAAATTTTAATTTCTCATCAGAAATAGATGGTAAATGTGTGGACGGATCATCTGTTTCCCTCACCATTTTACCATCTATATAATTGAATGTAATTGTGTCTTCTTTCTTCCACGAAGCCCAATGTTCTTCCCTATTAGAAAAATTGTTTTTTACCTTTTTCCAACATAAAAGCGTTTTTTCTGGATTTCTAATAACATCGTTTGGTACTAAAATTCCTTGATGAAAATGAAAAGATATCCTAAAAAACATATTTTTATTGTAACTAGGATTATAAACCATAGGATTCCATTCGGCCGGTAATTCTTCAGGATATTTTAAATGATATTCCTGAAAAAAATGACCTTTTCGATCTATTTCCATATTAATATGTTTAAAATCATAATCCATCTTATATTGATAACCCTCATGATCATCCCAAAAACTATAAATCGAACCGGCTCTTTCTAATTCAATCCCAATTGTTGGATCATGCACAGCAACCAAATCAATTCCATATTCAGGATCTTCATAATTAAGTCTTACATCGAAACCAAATATTTCTTTTCCGTGTCTTATACAAAATTCTTTTAATTCTTTATCATTATAACTTTCATTTTTTAATTTTCTTTTTTTAGACATAAATAATTATTTTATTCTACTCTCCTCAAAAAATTCTACTAGAGAGTTTATGGCCCATACGGCACCCGCAGTGAACATCCCATCAAAGAACCATCCAACATACGGACTAACGCCAAAACATTCGGTAGTGAGCCCACCTAACACAAATGACAGAAAAAACCCCACCCACGTTGGGATACACAACATACAAGTAATAAAATCACCCCAGAAATCTGATTTCTTTATTATCCACATACGCGGTTTTTCAAAAATCGCACCTGCGGTAATAATTGTTGATATCCCATAAGCAATTATTACCCACAAAATTATTTTTATCATAGTTTAATTTATTTTATTCATCATAAAGATTATTATTATCCTTCATCACATTTGTTCTGACAACCTTAGATGGTGTTACCACTTTTTTTTCTTTAATTTGTGGTTTTTCCCCATATTTCAAAATAGTAAATCCGCGATTGAATATTTCTCTGGCAAATTTTTCAATATCTTCAATGTTATTTAACTCACAATATTGAATAAACTCATCATCCAAGATTAATGAGACGCTCACTTTCGGTTTCAATATCTTTAATGTCATTTAACTTAAAATGTAAAAATGGTTGTTCATTTGGTAAATCATGAAAAGTATATTCTTTTGTTTCCATATCAAATATTCCATATCCATGATGGTTTACAGTTTCACCAAAATCTTGCTGTATAAAACTACCAATCATTATAGCATCACCACCACCAGGTAATTTAAATTTTTGTCTTTTGTGTATATCTCCACATAGTAAAAGATCTAAATCAACAAAATTTAACGTATCATAACCATCATCAAACTTATAACCTAGATCAGTTGATAAACCCTGTATTGGGCCGTGAAATAACCCCACATGATAAACACCAACTTCCTTTTCAAATTTTGGTCTTTGATTATTTTGATATAATGAATAAACAACCCAATATATCCCATCATCTTTATACACATCACTTTCGTTATAATAGTATATTTTATCTGGTTTATCTAATAATTCCACAATTGGAGTTATACTATCAAGTCGTTCGGTATTATTAACTAAAAAATCGTGATTACCTGGAATAATAACAACATGACCCAAATCCGTCAACTTGTCAATAAACCAAGAAACCAACATTATCAATTCATTCGATATGTTTATTTTTTGATGAAATAAATCACCAGTAATTACTATTCTATAATCACACACTTGAAATTTATTATCCACATCTGTGTATAATTTTTTTTGTAAATCATTAAAAAACAATTCAAATTGTCTTTTATATAAATCGTGTAATTGATTTGTTCTGATATGAATATCCGAAATATGTACTATTTTTTTAACCATATTATAAAAATTGTTTAAGATTTAAATTCATCATTGTTGTTATTATTGACTGCGGTACTTTATATTCAACAAAATTCCCATCATCTTTCAATAATACAATAACACCACCAAGAAATTTGTTGTTTTCAAATCTACTTCCTTCCAACATTTTCATTAATAATTTCCCATACAACGGTATCTGTAAATAATAATGACCAAGAGCATTGTCCGGATAATCCTGAAATGGTGGATACAATTTTTCAGTATAAGGCATTACCTCAAAATTTTTTGGTTGATTACTTTTATAATCAGTAATAACAAAACCAAAATCATTCATATCTTTATTCATCATTATCCAAGTGTTATCAGACTGACCAACATAACCCAATTCCGGATCTCCCATCACCATTTCAGTATCAACCAAAACAGCACCCCTTTCATGCATAAGATTAATAAAATTTTTCCCCGCCTCAATCATTTTATCACTTCTAATAATCTGTTCATCCGTACAATAAAATTTTGGGCGTCTTACTTCTTTAAAATCATTATATTGTTCGACAACAAATTTTTCCATTTCATAATGTGCCCGACTACCCAAATTAACTGAATCCTCCCCAGCTTTTTTCCATTCGGCTAATAATCTTTTTTGTTCTTCAAGGTCACCTTTAGACATTCTAAGCGATATTCCTTGAGCATCAAAAGGTTTATAAAAATTCTTAATTATTTTAGAAACAGACGGAAATTTAGTGGTGAAATTTCCGTTAATATCACGCATATAATATATGTGTTTATTTTCAACAAAAGATAAACCAATATTATTTCTTCTTTCTTTTAATGCCTCTCTAATTTCTATTGCCAATTCTTTTAAATCCATAATTTTATTAATTGTTTACCATATTTTCTAAAAAAATTTTCTAAAAACTTTTCTCCTTCTTCAGAATTATTCCAAAACATGAAACCGGGAGTTTTTTCAATATTATCAATCTCCTCAAATGTTTTTTTCATATCATCATGAAATGATATAAATAAACTTCCACCACTAACTCGAATCATACCATTTTCATCTTCAAATGTATATCCCAGACAAGCACATGGGTTATCATCCGCCAAATATTTCACCTTAAAATATAATTCCCTAGTAGTCATAATTCAATCTATTTGAAATGGCTTATATTCATTTAAATTTCCACACAATTCTGCAATATCTTTATCAATTGGTAATTTAACAACCCATATCTTTCCAAATAACTTTCCACCATTTAATTTATAATAAAGTTTCTCGGCATCAGCCCATGCATCACCATCAAGTATTATTGTTATCTTATTTGCGTTATTATAAAGTCTATCAAATAGCAAATCACTCATTTTTTTTCCTAACATTGGAATTGAATTATCAACAAAAATATGATCAAACGGACCTTCAACTAAATTAATTGGTTTATTCCAATCAATTAGATACTCATTGAAAATAATTGCATCTTTTTCAGCTTCAGGATTCATATATTTACGTTTCGGTTTTTTTTCATACGATCTAGCTGTAAAATAATTTACACATCCATCAATATCATATGACGGTATTATTATTCTATTTGCATAATCACCGTTATAACAAAAACCAATATTGTATTTATTAATTATTTTTTCCGTGACATTTCTCTCTGTGAGATAGTTAATTGCCGATTTATAATAATGAGTTAGTTTAATACCACCACTAACATCTTTTAACGAAATAAATTCTTTTGGGAGTCTCACTCTACTATATATTTTTTTTCCTACACTAGGTTTTGTGTCGGGTATAAGTAATTGATATTTTTTTAATTGCTTATAATTCCCATACTTTCGTATTAATTTTCTTAATGTTCCATGTGTATCGTGACTTTCGGAACAGGCCCAACATTTATATACACCCTCAATATAATTAACTTCCAAATTTCCTTTGCCGTCCAAATGATCCAAACCTTTAATTTCATAACTACATACTGGACAAGAAAATGCAATTTGTCCTGCCCGCTCATTATGATACTTATAATCACCCAAAATATCAATTAAGAGATCAACGATCATGTCATATTTAACGTCCGTTTCGACCATAATATTAAATTATAAGTAAAAAAAATGAGAAAAAAAAATTAAAACTAAAAAAGTGGGTGGAAAATCGTTTTTTTCACCCACTTCACACAAAAAAATATATAAAAAGACATGAAGAGCTCATTGTTGTTTTATCATGTTAATATAACCAATAACACACGTCACACTATCACTAATATCATAACTTTCTTTTTTTAATTTTCCGTTTTTATCCCTAATCCAGTTAATTTCGGGACAAACAGCATTAACATGTTCCCATATAATATGTTTTTTGTCAATATCTTTTGGAAACCCACCGAATAATACATTTTTTCCTTTACCATTATCACGTACCAGATCCGGAAATGCGAATTTTCTGGCATTATATGTTGATATAAATGTTGGGACTACTTTAAAAATATCATAACAAATTTTAAGTATCATTGAATTATAACGTATAAGTGTTCCCACAGTATATATATTATTTGAATTCAATAATGGTTCTTCGATAATAATTTTTATAATACCATAATCCTTATACTTCTCAAGATGTTTTTTAAATGCCTCGGCTTTTAATAATAATTCTTCAATTTTATCTTCTGGCTGGGGTTTTATCTTTGGTGTAAAATGAGAAGCCTCTAATAATGTTGATGTTGTCATGTCAAATAAAGCCCACCCAATGGTTTTACTTGATATGTCAAGACCTAAAATTTTTGGTTTGTTTTTTAATTTTAATTCATTCTCCATTTAGTAAATAATATTTTAAACCACAACCAAGGTGATAAATTTTATCACAGATTAATCATAAAACATTAAATATTATAAAATATTTTTTGTTTTGTAAAGCTTAAATATCTAATTGAACTGCTAAAACTATTGTACCAACCTTTTCTATTGGACTTGACGCTTTAGCAATAACAAGTACGTCTTTATTTTCATCTAATAAAGCCACTTCTGTAATTCTTTTTGGTATTGCGGGTATTGCTGTGGTATCATATGATGGATTCTGTGTTGTTTCAAAATAACCGGAAGGTAAATTCACCAAAAATCTCATAACTTCCATATCTGTTACCCTCGCAACTTTAATGCTACCCGGAAATGATTGAAAATCACCAAAATGTGTTTCTGGTATAACATATAATCCAGCATTTTCATAATCATAACTAGTGATAATAAATCGTGTATCACGAAGAGTTGTCGGATTTATTAATGTTCCGGGAGTATGGTTAGGTATCTGATCTGTAAAATCAATTATTTTCCATAATGTTGGATCTGGCTGCTCACCCGTATTGACAACCTGTACAAGTATTTGGAAAGTGTCTGCAATATATCCATTTGTTACATCAGAAAAAGTTGACCTCATGAATTGAAAATCATCAGTATCAAATTTAATTGAAACATCACTATCAACGATACTATTTGAAATTTTAGAATAATAATTACAACACATACCAGATAATTGTGAATCACCCGACGCTTGATGTTGTAAAAGATATGTGACAAATACAGTTTGACCAGTAGTACCACCACTTAATAATGGAATTAATGAGTTTCCATAATCATCACATTTTGAATCAATTGGAATAGTTGAAATTTGTGGTATTGGTAATGTATAATTCCTATTCGATTTATAATCCAATGCCGCAACAATTTCTTGATCATCAAAAATAATTACTTTATGATTTACAAAAACTTTACCAACTTTCACACCCTGTTCGTCAATTAAATATCTAAACTTCATTTGATTTGGTCTGGTATCTATTGCTGTTGAATTTATATAAAAATCTTCAGTATCCATAAAAAATCTTGCACCAATAGTTGTAGTTGTATTTCTATCATATAATATGAAAGGAATATAAATTTCAAAATATTCTGTTTCATCCTCATTATGCCCGATGTAATCTTCATATTTATATGGTAAATCAGGGTCTAACGATGCTACACCCACTTTAGAATAGTGTAAAATACTAATAGAATGTTGTTCCTCTGGCTGGACAATAATTTTATTCCCAAAAGTATTTGTAATTGTTGTTAACGTGTTATCTGTTTGTCCTGATGAAGTATTATATCCAAAATATTCTTTTGCTGATACAAAAACATTACTATCGAATGTTGTTAATGGAACTATTGCTGGATCCAACCCAGCTGGTGTTTTACTCCAAACAGTATTCAAATCCCATGAATATTCTTGATCTATACACGGATTAAATGAAGATAAAGCGTTAGATACTATAGTTACATCACCAGACAAAAATGATAAATTCGGCATCGGTCTATCCAAATGTAAATTGTCATTTACAATATCAATAATCTTATATGTTAATGATGAATGTACATTCTCAGATATTGTTCCACCAATTCCTAAATCACCAAATAATATTGTAATAAATTCAACATTATAATATAATGTACCGTTTGAAACAGACAAAATATTACTTCCATTTATTCTAGAAATATTTATAGGCTCATATGTCGAATTAATCGTTGATTCATTATAATCCGAAACAAAACCAACAGCACTTAAATAATTTGTAATTCTATCCATTTGGACTGACTGTACTGGTGTTCCATATGTTGTCCCACTTATTGACGATTCACTATACTTGTAAGGATATTTAACTTGAGAATCTTTATCAAATGGCATCAACACTTTTTGACCCGGATTTTCATCTCCATTAAATTCATAAAACGGTAGTGTATAGTCATATTCAGAATCGCCCACTTGAAAATAAGTAATATTAAAATTGCCCTGTGCAATTTTCTTTCTTCCTTTATTCGTTATTCGACCAGCTAAATTTTCTGAAACATTTGCAACTAAAAACCCCATTTCTTTTTACGTTATTCCTATTATTCTTATAAATATAAACATTTATTTTTTCATCATTATTCACATGATCCCATAGCATAAGTTATTGTAACCGGACCTGTAGTAGTATCAACACCAATAAAAGTAAAAGTACCTTCTCCTTGACTTTCTACACAACTATTATTTACCGAAACACTTTCACCAATTGAACCTTGATTTAACATAACGTCAACTACCGTGTTGGTGCTATATACTGTTGTATGTCCCATAGCCCAAGTTGAAGGAACAATTGGAAAATTAATTCCCGAAACTGTTATTGTACCTATTGTTACCTCGTTAATATTATATGTTCCCATATTATATATAATAACTGTTGGTCCAAATGGTGATGGTGTTGGTGTTGGTGTTACTGTTCGTGATGGAGTAGTACTAGCACCAAAACTTGGACTTGGTGTACGTGTAACTGTTCTTGTAACACTCGGTGTGACGCTTGGTGAGGGTGGTGTACCGTCTTCCAATGAAAGTCTGACCGGTCTGGATAAAGAAATATAAATACTAGGAATTATATGTGTTATTTCACCACCTGGCGTTTCTCCTATCAAACTACTATAATATGTGACATTATTACTATCAGTTAACTTAATATAATTAGAACCACCTTCCCAATATGTAATATAAATATCAATATTTTGTGAACCCAAATCTGATGTAGATCCAGTTAATATTCCTAAATATGTCAATGGGAACCCACCAGAAGATATTGGCCCATCATTTACCATAACATTACTAATTGAAGGTATAGCAGCGTTATTCTCAACAACAATTAACGCCCTTGTCGGTGTTGAACTTGGTGATTGTGAAACCGACGGTGTTCGAGTTGGTGATAATGACATACTAATCGACGGCGTCGTAGATAACGATGGTGATGGTGTTATCGAAACACCCTGAGTTGGTGATGGTGTCGGTGATGCTTGCGGACTTAATGACGGTGTTGGTGTCATTTGTGGTGTCGATGATGGTGTGGGTGTTATTGATATTGTTGGTGTTACTGTTGGTGTGACTTGAATATCCGGACAGAAATTATCACCATGGATTTTAATGTTTTTAATAAGATATCTTTTTGAATCATTAACATCTTCAAGTTTTATCCAATAAACATAATCATTATCAAATGTGACAACTGTTTCATATAACCGAATAACTGATGTACTAGCAGGAAATATACCATCAGGATCCATTTCGTTCGGATAATTTAACCAACTTGGTCCTGTTATTGGATATGGTCCATAACCCGTATCGTCGCGTTTGTAATATACTCGAAAATCATTCGATGTGCTTATTCCTGTTAATATGACTCTAATTTGTCCCATTTATTTTATTTTTTTCATCATTATTGACATGACCCTGTCATATAACCAATTGTTATTGTACCTACAGTTGTATTAACACCTATAAAGGAATAATCACCACCACCATCAGTACCTTGACAATCATTATTTACTGTTATACTTTCCCCAAATGAACCCTGACTTAATGTGACTGTAATTGATGTACTAGTACTATAAACTGTTGTGTGCCCAATGGCTGACTGTGATGATAAAATTGGAAAATTAATATCTGGTATTGTTATATTATTTACTTGTATATTAGTAATACTGTATGTTCCGGCATTAACAACATTAATTGTCGGGCCAAATGGACTTGGTGTTGGTGTTGGTGTTACTGTTCGTGATGGTGTTGGGCTAGCACCACTACTAGAACTTGGTGTGCGTGTAATAGTTCTTGTGACACTTGGTGTAGAACTAGGTGCCGGCGGTGTTCCATCTTCCAACGAAAGTATAATCGGCCTAGATAATGAAATATAAACACTAGAAAGTGTGTGTGTTATTTCTCCATATGGTGAACTACCAACTAGTGAACTATAATGTGTAATATTATTGCTATCAATAAATTTAATATAATTAGAACCACCATCCCAATATGAAATATAAACATCAATATTCTGTGAACCCAAATTTGATGTAGTTCCTGTTAAAGTATCTAAATAACTCAACGGAAAACCACTAGAAGAAATTGATCCATCATTTACCATAACATTCTCAATCAATGGTATGCTAGCATTATTTGTTACAGCAACAATAGCCTTTGTTGGTGTCGTACTAGGTGTTCTAGAAAATGATATCGTAGGTGATGGTGTTGGTGTTATAGATCGTGACGGAAACGGTGTTTTACTTAAAGATATGGTAGGTGATGGTGTTGGTAATGTTGTACTACAATTAACCACATCATTTATATAACCATCAATCATTATTTGTACTGCATATTCAATAGTATTACTTTTTGTGTAATACCAGCGTTGATCACCTTGGAAAGGAAACGACAATGCCGCATCACTATATGCATAATATCCAATAATGGGTGAAGATGTTGCCATATAAATTGTATCATCAGGAAGATTCATAGACGCACAAGCACCATCACTAGAAGCGTGTGTGGTGTGTGTCACAATATCATATTGATATACACCAGCCCCACTTGGTGTTGGTGTTGATGCACTCGGAGTTATACTTGGTGATGGTGTTGAACCCGATGCACAATACACAGTTTCCCAATTACTTTCACCAAAATCATTACAATTATCTGTTCGTAATCCCTTAGCCCTATCGAGACACCATGTATTCATTCGTGTTTCATGTGTGGAAACATCACCAAATCTAATTCTATCATAAAATTTATACATCACCCAAGCTGTCGGATAACCAGTGTCAATACCCTTACAAAAACCATAATTTGACAAATCACATAAACCATTTACAAACACATCTTCTATTGTTGTTATTCTATAACGGCGTGCTGTTGGATTTGTTTGTGATGTAATTTTAGTAAGACGATATGCTATTAAAAGCCCTTCATACCTACAAGATGTAACATTTAATCCGGTAGGTATAACTCTATTTTTTGTCTGTGTTAACATAGTTATTACAGAATTAACCATCTGATAACTATTATCACATTGTGTTGGTGTTATATTGTTTGTTGGAATTACAAACACAATATTCATTGTTTTATTAACTGAATTAAACACTACAGGTGCTGTTCTAAAGAAACACCAATCAATATCAACATAGTCATCACCACATGACGAAGCTATTCTCGACATTATTCTATAATAACCATAATAACTCACATTCGTATCGGGATATGAAGCCCATGTTGCCCATTCTGTAGAACCAGTTATTTGTGAATAATCACTTTGTGCATCATTAAAATCAGCAATATCACTAAATGTAAATGTTATTGATGTTGTGTCTTTTGTGATTGTAATTGTTTGCCCCGCAGCCATATTCATACAGGTATTATATCCTGTGTTATATATTACTAAAGAATAGGCAGATGATATTTTCCAAGGACATAATATTCCAATTTGTGTATTTTCAAATCCACCAATAGAATTTCCAGATGAAAGAATATTAGATGTTATGTATCTATGCATCCATGGAGTATTTGGATTCGTTCTGTCTGGTAGTGTATAACCTGATAACGTGTTATAATAAACAATATAATTACATTCAGGATCTCCCGAATAAACCATTATCGGTGTTGAATTTATTTTATTTACATCACTACTAAGATTATAATCACATGACAACACATCAAGTTCGTCAACACAATCAAGTCTAAGTCTCCAGTTCGTGTTTATTTTGTCTGGTTCAAATACACTACCAATAATTTCAAATTTTAAATAATCACCGTTAGTCCACGTAAAATCTGTCATTTTAAAAACAAATCTTAATGGATTACAATTTGAATAATTTATATATGCAATTCGAGGATTTGTTGGATAATTAACTGGATACAAACCACCACCATTCCAAGACATACCACTATAAATTGATGTTCTTAAATACACATAAGTAGTTAAATGAGTACTACCCGTATAATATAAACCATGAACCCAATTTTCAATTAAAGTTCCATTTGGATTGTTTGTTGTACAATAATATATTTTTAATTGTTCAGAAACTTCAAAACCAAAAAATTCAACCGCCATATATTTGGTATCATTATATAATTGATATGTGAATATTCTTGATTTATTTAATCCACCATCATTTTTGTTTTCATAAATTAAATTAAACGGATAAACATTATCTGGATCAACACCATATGTACTATCACATGTTATTGGTGTAATAACCACTGACGGTAAGCAAGTTAATAAATCCGAACTTAATCTATTTCCGGATTCATAAGTTGGTGTATAGGTGTATCCACCAATTAATATCTTTCTTATCACCGGATATAACGTTCCTGACTCGACAATTTCATCAACAAATGGATGTTCTCTTTGAATTGCAACATCATACTCATAACGTGAACCCGTCGTAAAGACTACAGTTCCTGAAGTCGAATTCAATCTCCATTCAACCATATAATCTGTTGGTGTTGTTGTTCCTGTTAAAACACCAGCACTTAAAAAAGAACCACCACTAACACCATTTAACCCTAAACTATATGTACCACAAGCAGTGTACATCGGTATTGTCGCACTCGGTGTTCTACTAATTGTTATACTTGGTGTCCTTGTTGGTGTTCTACTAATTGAAATACTAGGCGTGACAGATGGTACTTGCGATAATGAAACACTAATAGTAGGTGTTGGTGTTCTACTAACTGAAATACTAGGTGTTCTGGTTGGTGTTCTACTAACTGAAATACTAGGACTAACACTTATTGATGGTGTTATAGATACACCAGGAGTATTCGATACTGATATAGTTGGCGTTCTACTAACCGAAATACTAGGTGTTATAGTTGGCGTTCTACTAACCGAAATACTTGGCGTGACGGATGGAACACCACTAAACGTAACACTAGGTGTTATTGTTGGCGTTCTACTAACCGAAATACTTGGCGTGACGGATGGAACACCACTAAACGTAACACTAGGTGTTACCGTTGGTGTTGCTGAAAGAACTAGTGATGCACTTGGTGTGCTCGTTACTGATAAAGTAGATGAAACTATTACGGGTGTTGTAGTTGGTGTTCTAGTCACCATCGGTGTATTTGACGGACTTATTACTGGAGTTGCTGAAGGTGTTGGTGGAATGCCATTATAACACCACCCAGTAAACGTTGATGGTCTATTTGTTAAACTATTTAATGGATGGTCCTCATCAACACCACGAGCAGAATCTATACAGTACTGACGTAATTGAAAATCAAAAATGGTGATATCTTCTTTAACATACGATACAATTATTTTATCATCACCAGTTAACATACCATCAAATAACACAACATTACTCGTATCTTCGTGTGTATTTAATTGATAATAAATGTCATGAACATCACAATTAGTAAATTCAACTGATGTTACTTTAATTGGAAAGCCTGTTTCAGTAATCAAATATTCTGCGCTTGTTGAACCACTTACTTCTACGTACAAATCTTCGGGATATTTAAAAAGAAACGATGGACGAACACATTCGATTACACTATAAACCAAAACTTTACTTGTTGGTAAAACCTTAAATTTATTATTAATTAAATACGTTTTAATTGAGCTAAAACATACAATATTTTCAATACTAACAAAACGATAGTCAAAAGCAAATTGATAACCATTAACAGGGGCTAGTTGAAACTGTGACGCGGTAAGTTCTGACGCGGATTTTAATGTCATTGATAATAATGTATCACCGCTCACAATATTTTCAACTAACTCTTCGATAATATTACCATTACTTATCGCTACTTCAAGTTCTTGGTATGTAGTAGGTACACCACCACCATTCACCTTTAACACATATGTACCTTTTTTTAGTCCGTAATCATAACTTGGCCGATATTCAACTTTTGGCCATGCCGTAAATCCACTCAAAGTATCCGTCCAGTCTGTAACAACGTATTGTAATCCGTTAATTTTCAAGTGAACTTCGGTGTTTGCCGCATCTGATAAAATTAATTCATGTGAACTTGTCTCACTAAAACCACTAATCGAATAACTACATTCAGATTGCATCGGAAGAACATTAATGGGTTCATCACAATTAAATTGTATATATGCCGGCATACTATTGCCACTTTCATCACCCACAATTGTTGGTATATAGCCATATATGTTTGTTAATATGTTAATATCAGTATATAACTCACAATTACTATCACCACTAAAAATTAATGTGTTAATAGGTTCAACTCTTGCCTCCATATTGGTTTCATCATGATATAAGCCATATGATGGTGTAAAGTAATAATCAAACGATTCGATTATACGAGTGTTATCTTTTGGTGTGACAGTAAATGCGACGTATTCTACATTATCCGGTGTATTGCAATACACTGCAGTTACCGTATATTCACTATTTTCATCGGTACTTATTTCTTCGACTAACGTATTAACTATATCTTTCCACTCATCTCGCATATTTTCAATTGCGTTAATCTCACTAAATAAAGTACTTCCCACATAATCACATATAAGAGGTATTGATTCTGTTGTTGGTGTTAACCTTGTACACGGACTTGTTGGTGTAAATCCGGTGAATGTTCTTAAATTACCTGTTTGTCTACTATAAACAGTTCCATTAATCTCTAATGTAATTGTATATGAAACACCATAAAACGATGTTAAACCCCTAAAATAACTTTCATAACTAGTATTATCTACAGTTCCACCGCCTATAAATGTTCTTAGATCTTCAACGATTACTGTTTCAAAATCAGGATATAAAACTTCAATATATGCTGTCGACCCCACTGGTCTTTTATGTTTGTATTTTGATCTATTGAATATACTATTTTCAATTAAATTTCCACCCAGCCATAATGTTGTTGCAGGAATAAATTGTTCGATAATATCAACCCAATATGGACTTAATCTGTTAATAAATTCATTTACCGAAATATAGTTATATGGTAATAATATTTGGTTCTGATAAGCCCAATATACTCTCAATAGACTATCATATGTATTCTGATATTTAACAACATGGGAATTACTTATAATGTCATTTGTTACATTACTCAAAAATTCAGCAAATGTTACCCCTGTTTGTGGTGTTAACACACCAAAATTCAACATTAAATCTCTGGATTTTCGATATATGTCATAATCAATTGCTCTATCGGCAGACAAAAACACATTAACATTTTTTCTATTTAATGTTAACCTTGATATTGCCTCATCATCTACTAACTCAATTTTTTTATTATCAACATTGGAAACTAACGAATACCCATAATTTAATCCTGGAAGTTGTCTATAAACATCGAAATAATCTTCCCCATATGTAAATGGGGTGGGTTTGGTTTTAATTACTTTGGTTCGTCCAGTTAAATTGGAATTATCATAATCAATCACCTCTGATGATCTGTGATGTAGTGTTCGTTTATACCACCCCGCACCTTTTTGAAAAAACATCGAGCCATCAGGATATTCAATACCTCTTGGAAATCCAGTGTCTTCATCAACCGGATATTTGTCTCTCGTTAATCTCGTCTCACCCGAAAACCGCGTTAATGTATAACCAGAAAGATTTTCATCCCATGTCATCACACTAGACGACACCTGACTCTGAATTACATTTCTAATATCGTCTTCGATTGTTTGCGATGGAAGTGATCCATCAACTTTATAAACATATTCATCCAATCTAATCATTGGCTCCGGTGCACCAATAAATTTTAAGAAAAATTCAATTGCTGTTCTAGTTCCTTTTGATTTATAAAGAAACGCCAGATTAACTAATATTCTTCTATAAAATTCATATTCGGCCTCAATCAAATTAGTTCCTAATGAAACACCATCATATTGAGTGTCGTGTCGCGTATAAAGTGACTCTTCAAGTGTTTTTTCAGTGAATAAATTTATTGTTGATAATCCTAATGTTTCAGCTAGGTTTTTTAATAAAATATCAGGAACATTATTGATACCATCGTAGCTTACATTTCTCATATACGCAATGTTATCAATAAATTTTTTCACATTATCAAATGCCCGACCATAAATTTGGAAAACGGCTTCGATTTTTTTATCATCCGTATCAAATTCATATAATTGAGGTGATGTTAAAAATCTAACAATTAAATTAGATTTATAATTATCGACTTCATCAGCCAAAGAACTTATCTTATCTATATAATAATCAAATAATAAACCAACAATTGATATGTTCCAACCGTCATTAGATATTGGCCAATTTACATTTATAGTAACAGTTTCAGTTGATGAACCATCACTACTATCCCTTGGTACATTAAACGCAGCAGTAAATTTTGGATTTGTTTCTCTATTAATTAAAACCCGCTCAAGATCATCTAATTGTTCATAAAAATTTTCAACAATTCCATCTGTTGGCCTAATAAGATAGTTTTTGGTAAATGCAGAATATCCATTAAAACAATTACCATCAACCCTTAATGTTATTCTATTATTTGAATCGGGTTCAGAATACGATATAATATTAAAAGTTTCACCAGTTAAATCAATAACATACTTTGTAAAGGAAGAATAAAAATTACGTATATTGTTATCTGTTTCTGGTAAAATACCACTTTTTGGTGTTTTTAATATAATTTCTAAAGGATTATATATTAATTTATATGGAACATCAAATTCGGTTGTGTTTGTTTGACTTGAATATACTATATTCTCTGCAGTATAATTAACACCACCAATAAATGTTGAATTAACCTGTATTGCTGCCGGATACTTAGAAATAATATTATTAATAGCGACCCTAATTCTCTGTTTTAATGAACCATAAAGTGAACGATCTGCATTCTTTTTGTCATTATTAAATTTGATTTCTTTTTTTGTGTTATCAAAATCCTCAATAACATGCTTTTCGTCAACAATATCATCAAGTGTTAAAAAATCAGAAAATGGTTGTGTTCGAAATTCTTTAGTATTACGTTCAGGTATGGTTTTTTCAATAGTAAAATTAGTACCTGTCATTAGGCTTGAACCTTCGGTAATTTGACGACCAACTAAATCGTCACTAAATGAATCCGCGCCGCTTGCGGCTTGACTAGGTACTTTGTAACGTGCCATTATTCTGTAATTGTATCAAAATTTAATGATTCATCAATATCATCTCTTTTTTCTCTAATTTCGTATAATGTTTCATTAAATTCGTCTTTAATTTCGTATAAATTAAATTGTTTATAAATATTATTATTCTTATCATAAATGGTATAAATACCACTTGACATAGCCTTGCTCTGATTACCATAAAGAGCATACGCCAACGTTGAAATATCATGTTCAACCATCTCAATTTCAATCGTTGTCGGATTAAAATATGTATTAGATATAATAATCGTTTGATTTGGTTGGCCAATATACGGTACTGTTGTCGGTCTTGTTGATGGGGCTGCACTTGGTGTTATTGTTAAAAACATCAGATTCGTTGCATTATCAGAATACCTATACCGAATAGCTTTTTGACTTGTATTTACCAAATTAGTTGTAATTGGTTCACAATAAAAATTCGATGTTATCATTCGATAAAAATTAGGAATTTTTTTATTATCTGTTGGATTAATATATTCTATACGATAACCAACAAGATTTTGTGGTGAAAATTTATTTCTATCTGACGTAACAACATTAGACAAATCAATTATAAGACCCCTAACCGATGGTAATGATGCTAACACACCACAATCGCTAATAATAGTTCTGATTTGTTTTGGTCTTAAATGTAATGTATAGTATCCCAAATCAGAAAAATCTTCGGACTCTAATTTTAAATTATACATACCACCTAGAATTTCCACATCTGCAACAGGTGGCCGATCGGATTCAGATGATAATGCCGTTTCTGCATTATGAAAAACAGGTGTTAAAATTGACGTTGCGTTCAATGTTCTTAATGTAACAGGTGAACTAGTTTTTCTATCGGGTGTAAAATGATATAAAATTTCTACATCTTCTGGCGATACGTCAGCCGCCCTTATTGTCCCATAAGATCCAATTGCCATTTCTATCTCTTTTATTTATATAAATATGAAATTATTGATTTTTCACTTTAAAAAAGCCACCCCCATATATTTCTAATTCACCAACGTTATCAATTTCACCAAGTCTAAGATTCCGCTCCATAACACCAAGTTTACCCCTTTCCACAAAAATATCAGAATATATCGCTGGCTGATCAAGAAAACCAATTAAATGTTCATTTCTAGTTATCATTCCATTGTATACCTCTTCATGATTATAATCCGATGTGTTTCCCGTTATATATGTGTACCCATCAGGATAATCCATATAATATAATCCATCAATGGTATATCCCGTATATTCAGAAGTAATTGTTATACCACTATAAGCAGATAAGCCATATAATTTAAATTCATCAATTCGACTTTTTCCTATTGCAATAAAAGATATTATTGTATCATTTGTGTTACCAGTTAACGTAGTGTAATCCTGTAAATAATCTTGAGTTTCAATGATTAATGGATTAGAATAGGGTATTTCGAATTGTAATGTACCTAGATCTGTAGGCATTATTGCTCCGTTAAATGGTACCTCAATTGTTCGTTTTAATTTCTCTATTTTCCATGGTGAGTCAATGGTAATTTCAATAACATAATTACCAGGAACATCATATGTGTGTGTAACATTTGGTAATACTGTATCATAAATTGTTGGTGATAATAAATTACTATCAGGTTCACCATCTCCCCACGAAATCGTATATATGGAATCAACTAGTGTATTTAATTTATTTGTGTTAACCGTATTGTAAATGGTAATTGTTTGATTATTTATGGTATATGTAAAATTAGAAAATTGTTCAACCTGTTCAATTTCTCCATCAAAACCAACCATAATACCCATTTCATCAATTGTATCTACTAAAAATATTGGTATTTGATAACTATCATATGCTTGTGATTTATTAATTGTTATCCATGTATTTCCAGACCACATATACCAACCAATCTGTACAGTACCCTTTATATTATAAATGACATCACCATTTTGAGGTGCCAAATTTGTACCACCAGACCACGGAATTAAATTGTGATTTGAATCATACCAATTTTGACTATCCAGTGACACCAATTCAACTTCGGGTATTGTCTTTCTTAATATTTGATATACTTCTTTTTTCATTTTTATATTAAAGATTTTGTGTAATATCCGTAGGCATAAAATGATACTGGTTGATTGTCTAAACCTATTCTTTCTTCACTAGTATTTCCAGAATAAATAATATACGAATAATCATTTTTATCTACCACCATTCTATGATAAATGTCTGTAGATTCGTTTACAATATCATAATATGATTTAGGTGAATTCAAAAAACTTAATATCGTACCATCTATAGCATTATAATATTTTGCTGTTACGTAAAAAGTATCACCTTTATAAATTGAACCCTTCAAAACTGTATCATCTTGAAACCAGAATAAAAACATATTTTCTTTATTTCTATAATTGTTTCCTGTAAAAATTGGTAAATAAATCTCCCGGCCTATTGGTGTATAAAACACTTTTTCACCTAATGGAATTGGTAGATGTTTTGTGAAAACTAATTTCCTATTATTGCTATCAATAATCTCACCACTCGGTGCTTTATAAAATTCAAGGCTAAAAAAACTAGTGTTTTCCGACTTTGTTATTACTGAGTTTTGTTCAGGAGATAACCCGACATACTCATAATTTAAACCACCA